TACGCACCGAACTCAGCACCAACCTCATGGCACAAGCCAACGAGAACGCTAGTGCGTACCTCGCATCATTAGAAACACAAGGAGAATGAACATGAACAAGAAATCAATACTACACAAAACCCTAGCTCGTGCGTTGTCTGTCAAGCGTCCGCACAATACCCCTGCCGTCTCGGACTTCACCGAGTGGCTATTCAACGCACTACCTGCTGAGCTTAAGTCATTCACATCTGTGGATGGTGCAGGCAATCTACACATCGACAACCGCATAGCAGGCAGCAAAACCCTGTTCATTGCTCACGTTGATACAGTACACAAAGAGGTCGGTGCTAACAAGATCAGGAAGACTGCGACTCACTGGTATGCAGACGGAGCACCGCTTGGTGCTGACGATGGTGCGGGTGTGGCCATGCTCATGCACCTGATACATGCTGACGTCAAGGGTTACTACATATTCAGTCAAGGTGAGGAGTGCGGTGGCATCGGGGCTAAGCACATCGCTACGCATCACACAGACTTGCTTGCTCAGTTTGATCGTGCCATTGCGTTTGACAGGCGAGGTATCGATAGCGTCATCAGTCATCAGGGTATGGGTCGCTGTGCATCCGATGTGTTCTGTGAGGCACTGGCCAATGACCTCAACGCCTTTGACGACACGCTTATGTATTCCCCTGACGACACTGGCGTGTACACCGACACTGCTGAGTTCGCAGACATCATCCCCGAGTGCACCAACATCAGCGTGGGTTACTACAGTGAGCATGGCGATCAAGAGAACCTAGACATCGTGCACTTCGAGGCACTGTCCAACGCGGTGCTCAAGGTGATGTGGGATAGCTTGCCTACTGATCGTGACCCGACTGTGCCTGAGTACAAGACGTACAAGTACAACACTGGATGGTGGTCTAACTACGGCGTGTATGGCGATGCCACTACACACAACAAGCAAGTCGATAGCAAGTACTTCGGCAACTGGCAAGACGATGACTACTGGCAGACCGAGGACTTAATCGATGGTCTATACGACGCGATGGTGGGGAACTACGACTTCCTACTTGAGCAGATCAGCGAGGCGGTTTACCCCGAACAACCTGACCTAGCGTTGCGGTTCCTCAACCGCAGGCTACTGACTGACGAATTATTACAAGAAGCGCTGATACAGGCGCGTACCTACGACGCACCGACTGTGCTCTGCACACTGTTCGATGCGATTCACTGTGAAGCATAAGCGGGTCACTGTGACCCGTATTTAAAAGGAGAAAGTGATGACCCCCAACATAATGCAAGCGGTCAAGAATGTGTACACCGAAGGCGACCCGATGGACTACACATGGGTTGACCTCGGTGACTTTTCTACGATGGATGACGATGTGTACGACAGGACGATGAACGCCATCCCTGATCTGTTTAGCTCTGACCCCGCTGATCTGATGCTACCCTTTGAGCAGATGGGGCTGGTGCGGTTTCACGACAATCAACCCGCACCGCTTAGCATAACCATTGAGCGCAGTGAGGGTGCGTTGACTGTGCGCTTGCGAGGTAGGAATGGTGACGTAGGGGCGATACGCAGTACAGGGAAAGAGCAGTTCCTTTCTTTACCGCCAAACCAAACCGCCGAGAGCTACGTACAAGCGTTGAGAGATAAAGGGATGGAGCCTTCCGAAGAAGGTCTTACTCCTGAGCGCTACATGTATCAAATATGGAGTTCAATGGCTAGCCATCAGTATGCAGAGTACATGCGTAGGGCTATGGATATGCACGAGAGAACTCGTGTGTACAAACCCATCGCATCGCCGTCCAACAGTAAGCGTATCCGCAAAGGCAAGCACCCCTTGTTCGAGTGGAAGGTTATTGATGTGACTGCTAGACCTGAAGACCACGACATCGTGGCGACAGGCAATGGGCGTAGCAGCCCACGACAACACAAGAGACGCGGACATTTCAGGCAGTACAAGGATGGACGCAGAACTTGGATACCCGAAGCCCTAGTGGGCAAGATTGAGTTTGGTTATATCTATCACAGCTATACAGCTACACAACAAAGGAGAAAGTAAATGATTACTGATGACGCATACGCCCGCATCGACAAGATGTGGCAAGACAAACAGTACGAGGCAATAATCGGCCAACTGCAGATGGAGGCAGATGATCTCATCGCCAAACACAAAGATGAAATCATCGAACAAGGTGATTGGTGGTGGGGCACAGACACGCACTCGTTCAACATCCACTGTCTCGATGATGAGTGCGATGGTTGGTACAACGTCAATGTGTACAAGGTTGATCCAGTTACGGGCATGGACAACTATGAGTGGATGATCGACTTGCCCCGTGTATTTATTAAAGGAGAAAGTAAATGACTGCAATGACAAAGACGCAGATGGTCAACGCCTGCGCTGACTACGAAGTGGAGTGGTTCTTCGATAGAACTATTGAGGAGCAGAAGGAAGTGTACCGACACATCCAACTGCATGGGTTCGAAGGGTTCAACAACTACTCGGACAACAATTTGTTTACAGACTGTGTACACAAGGGCATATTTTTAATGGAGGAATGATATGCAAGGACTAGACGCTTACTACGACGGCCTACTGGCCGAACACCAACGCAACATTGACAAGCAAGCATACAAGGAGAAAGAAATGGGACGACTGAAAGACAGAATCATTGATCTACTGGAGGAGAACCACCCCGCAGAACTTGAACGCCTGACAGGGTACGACGACACGACATGTAAGAAGATTGTGCATGAAATTTACATGGAGGGGTTCAATGACCGCAACTGTTGGGAACCTGAGAGGGTGGGTGACATATGGGTCATCTTCGGCAAGAACTTCGCAGGCGAGTGGATAGACGAGAACGGCGACTACCGAGGGTTCGATACTGAGCGTGAAGCAAACGACTACATCAAGGAGACATTTAAATGACTGACAAAGAAAAGATTGAACTGCTGAGTAACGCTTTGACGAACCTCATGCAGTCTGCTGACAACTACATTGATGACGGGTCGTGGATCGAGGACTTGACCCTTGACATCGACACCGCCAAGGCTGTTGTGAAACTACTGTACCCTGAGCTTTGGGACTTTGGAGGGGACGAGTCATGATGACACCAGGGGAAAAGTTCGAGCGGGTAATACTTTTGTTAGCGGTCATGGTGCTTGCCCTTGACCTCTTATACTGGCGACCCTTTTGACTACTATCAACAACCTCTTTTCTAGGGGAATTCCCCTTGACTTCTGTCTAAGCCTAGACAAATAATGGCAAACCTAAGGAGAAAACTGTGCTAAAACACACACCCTACGACACAGGGAAGGTCAAGATTGGCCTGACCTATACACCACGGCTACCACAACTAACCCCAGAGGAGGAAAAAATCCAATCAGTCTTGCTTGGCGAAAAGCAAGGCATGTCCGAGGAGGCACTCGCGTGCGTCCAATCACTGGTGTTCATCGCCACCCTCATCATTGGCATTATTTTATTGGAAGGATACACAAGTGCCTGATATACAAACCGCGTTAGCTAACGCACTCAAAACCACAATCAACAACTGGGAGAAAGAAGATATGCAAACCACACAAACAAACACACAGGGTAAGAAGTTCTTTGGTGTCACAAACAACGTAACCCGCGCTACATTCGACTTTGTCAAGAAGAACCCTAACCTGACAAGCGCAGAAATATGCCTGTGTATGGAACGCCTTGGTTACAAGGAAAGTTCGGTAGGCTCGCTCCTTGCGCAATTTGCCAAGCAAGGGTTAGCTGAGCGCGATGATCGTGGCCGATACATCACCATCGTGGACGAGTATCGCCCATTGAAGGCCAGTAAGAAAGAAGTCAAGGTGGTGGCTAAACCAGTGGAAACACCCAAGCGCAAGCACGAGAAAAGATCAGAAGGCATTGCTGCGCTACAGCCCGATATTAGCGAGACGCCTGCACCCAAGCGCTTCGTGACCCTTGTGCGTACCAAGTCACCTGATGACATTTTGAAGGACATGACTGTGTTCCAAGCGCGTGAGTTGTACGACTACTTGAAGAAGATGTTTGGAGGCTGACATGACTGATGAAGAAAAGAAACGCATGGAGTATCTCGAGCGTGTTGAGAAGACGGCTAGAGCCGCTTTCAGTGCTTTTAATGAGTCCCACGATTATGATGTATGGGATGCCGCCCTTGACAGGCTTGAAGCCGTGTTGAAGGAAAAACCATGAGAGGACAAGGACGTTTAAGTGTAGTGGCTGAAAACCTATTTGCTACATCTGCAAAGCGCCACAACGAGCGCGTCATGAACAGCAAATGGAAAATGTGCTGGAAATGCCAAAAAGACAAAGACCCTCGTGGCGGGTTTCTTCGAGTAACAGCGGGGCTACACAAGTTTATTTGCAAAGACTGCATGGACGCCAAAGAAAAAGAAAGGAGCCTGAAACGTGAAGAGTAATCACAACATCATTCGTGAACTACTCAAGCGACACCCCGAGGGTTTGAAGTCACGCGAGATAGCAGACATAACTGGCATAGACAAGCGCGTTGTCAACAAAGCATTGGAGAGTGTCTTTGGTGTGTATATCGATCGATGGGAGAAGTCTGTCTTCCGCAACACATTGTCGGCAGTATGGGTCGTTGTTGACGTGCCTGAGAACTGCCCAAAACCTGAAAACACTGGCAGGAGATCGCGTGAAAGGATACGCAACCCTGCTGACGCTACATTTTTGAAACGAAGACAAGGAGAAATCAATGATTGAACTGATTGAAGACGACAACGGCGAAGAACTTAGCTACGCCAATCTATACGAGGGTGCTACCCTGAACGAAGCACGCGGTGTTTGGGGCAGTGTGATTAAAAGCGATGGCGGTCACTGCCCCGTGTGCGACAGGTGGGGTAAGCTGTACAGGCGCGGCATAAGTGCGGCCATGGCACGGCAGTTAATATGGTTGTGCCTACAACCCCCACGGGAAGATGGCTGGATCGACGTACAACGCACTGCACCCGTGTGGTTGCTACGCTCCCCTCAGCTTGGGACTTTGCGGCACTGGAGCATGGTGGTGGACGCGCCTGTCAGCGGAGTTAAGAGTCGCAGTGCAGGGCTGTGGAAGCCAACACCTATCGGATTGAAGTTTGCATACAAACAACTGACTGTACCCAAGTACAAATATGTGTACAACGATACTGTGTTTGATACCGAAGGCCCTGACATTGGTATCTTAGACTCTATTGGCGAACACTTTAGTTACGAAGAACTTATGAACGCGAGTTACTATGGCACAGACACCTGAGTGGAAAGTGAAGAAGGCAGTGCGCATACTGCTAGATACCATGGGTATATACCACTTCATGCCGCCTGCTAACGGCTTTGGTCGTGCGGGGATACCTGACATCATTGGCTGTATGGACGGACACTTCATCGCCATCGAGTGCAAGGCAGGCAAGGGGCAGACTACTGCACTGCAAGACAGGGAACTTAACATGATTCTCAACGCAGGGG